GGTCAAGACTACGCATCCCAAGAGTTTGGCAATGCTTACAACCGCCTTGCAGCCATGGCTGGTATTGGCCAGACAGCGACTGGTGCTATGGGTAACGCCGCAGGCAACTTTGGTGTCAACGCAGGCCAGAACTATATGGGCGCTGCCAACGCCCGCGCTTCTGGTTATGTTGGCGCTGCTAATGCGTTGACTGGTGGTTTGGGTCAATACATGAATTACACCCAAGGTCAGAATTTAATAAATTCTTTAAACCGAAACCCTGCGTATGGGCGCATAAATAGTGGCGGTGGTGGCTATTCCCCATTTGGGGGTGGTAGTGGCACTTTTGGTGAAGGAGAATACTAATCATGGCTCTTAACACGAACATTGCGTTAGGTGTACGGCCCATGGAAGTAGTCAATCCATTGGCGCAGTACGGCCAAATCGCTGCCATCCAAAACGCACAGAATCAAAATGCGTTGGCGCAGTTCCAACTTGGCTCGGCTCGTCGCCAAGAAGAAACACAAAATGCTTTGTCTCAGGCTTATCAACAATCAATCAATCCTGAGACTGGCCAATTAGACCCAAAAATGTTGATCGGCAATGTTGCTAGGTCTAAAGCTGCAAGCATGTTGCCAGAGATTCAGACCAAATTGCTTGAATCTCAAACCAAGGAAGCAACCTTAAAAAAGACCACGCAAGAAACTGAAGCTAACCAATTTAAGTTGGCGCAAGAAAAACTTAAACATGGATGGATGTCCATGGGCGAAGCAACAACGCCACAGGCCGCCATTGAAAAATTGAATGACGGCGTTAAAAGAGGTTATTTTGATTTTGCAACTGCTGCAAAAGAAGCGCAATTGCTTCAGAACATGACGCCACAAGACTACCAACAATATCGCATCAAAAAAGTGATGGGCTTGTTGGATGCTAAAGATCAATTAGGCGCTATGTTGCCCAAAGTTACTCGTCAAGAAGCTGGCGGCAAAGTTGTTTCTATTCAAGACAATCCCATGTTGCCAGGCTATGGTTTGCCAGTTGCAGGTATGGACATTACAAAAACTGCAACGATTGCAGATAACTTGGCAGCGGCTAAGTTTGCGTTTGAAAAAGCCAACCCCACATTGTCAATCCAAGAAGATCCAAGTGGATTGTTGGCGGTCAACACTAGAACTGGAATGGCCATGCCAGTGGTTTACGGCCCAACTGGTTTCCAAGCTGCACCAGCGGCTGCTACGCCAAGTGTCATGCGACAAGGCGCGGGAATGCCAGGCCAACGTATGCCTGCTATTCCTGGCATGACTAGCGTGCTTGATCAGACTGTTGCGCCTACTGTTATGCCAAGACCAGCGGAAGGTGGTGTTCGTGTAGCTGGTCAGCCAGTGGGAACTAAAAAAGAAGCGCCTGTTAAGTTTAATGACACAGATTTGCAATTGGCGGGTCTTGCCGGTTCACTTAAAGACTTTAAAGAAGAAGTTAATAAAAATTTATTTACAGGCGCTAAATTTCTTCCCTCTGGTGCAGACACATCTAGGATGACAGCCAAGTACACAGCACTGTTAATGGGTGTAAAAGATTTGTACACACTTGGCGCGTTGGCTGGCCCTGACATGTCAATTATTGAATCGCAACTTACCAACCCTGCGTCTTGGTCTGGAAAATTGACATCCAAAAAAGGCTTTGATGAACAGATTAAAGTAATTGAAGACATGTTGAAACGCAGCACAACTAATCTTGAAAACACTTATGGCCGTGTGCCTAAAGCATCAAGAAAGGCTCTTGAAGGGTTGCCAGACGGTGCTTCTAGCGGTATACCCAACGCAACGGCAACCAATCCATTAGGGCTGGCAATACCTGGAGTTCAATAATGGCCACACTTGCAGAGTTTCGCGCACAGTATCCACAATATGACTCTGTGCCAGACCTTGCGCTGGCCGACTCATTGCATCAAAAATTCTATTCAAAGATTCCAAAAGTAGAGTTCTACAAAGTTATTGGATTGGGTGCGGCGGCGGCAATACCTGGCGCTGAAGGTGTTGTGACTGGTGTTAAGCAACCAGAAGTGTCTATGCGTGACCGCATCATGGGAACAATTGAAACGCCATTAGCGCTTGGTGCGACTTTGGCCGGTGGTGTAATTGCGCCAGTTGTTGGCGCTATTGGCACTTTGACCAGTGGTAAATACGGCACACAAGAAGGCATACGCGCTGGCCAAGAGGCTGCAAAAGCCGTCATGTATCAGCCACGCACACAGACAGCCAGAGAAAATTTACAAGCGCTTGGTAGTTTTTTAGAACCAGTCAGCAGCGCTTTGCCGCCAACACTTGGTGCAACTGGAACAACCATTAACGCATTAACGCCCGCCGTAGCAATGCAAACTAATGCGCTTGCACGGCCTGTTGTAAGACAAGCAACAGCGCCAGTCCAGAATGCGTTGACTAGCATGATGACACGCGAGCAACCAGCCATGGTTGGCATGGGCGCGGCTAGTACGTCTGAAGATTTGTTGCGTCAACAACGCTTGGAAAAATTTGGCATTCGCTCAACAGTTGGTGAACGTGAAAAGAATTTACAAAAGCAGCAGTTTGAGTCAGATGTTCAAAGAGGCGCACTGCCTGGCGTTTCTGAGGATGTTAAAGCTGAATTAGGCAGACAATACGGCGCATTTAAAACTGGCCAAAAACAAGACATTCTTAATGAATTTGAGCGCATGACCGAAGAGGTTGGCGGCACAATTGATCGCAGCACACCTCGCGCTGTTGGTACTGTTGTTGATAAAACATTAAATGATATATACACCAAAAAGTTTAATGATTATAAAGAAAAATACAGATTAGCAGACGAATCTGGTGAAACATTAGAGCAAGTTCCGTATCAAAATTTGCTTGATTACATTGGAACAAAGAGTGCTACACGCCGCGAAAAATTAGATCCAATATTGAATGATGTGGCTGAACTGTTGGCCATGAATGATCCACAAAAAACTGGAACTATTTCAATTCGTAATTTAGAAGACATTTATCAAGTAGTTGGCACAGTTAAAGATTCACCAAGTGCTAAACCTTTAAAAGATTTAATTACCCAAATTGGCAACAATGCTGGTGGTAAGTTATATCAAGAAGCCCGCGCAGCAAGAGCGCAATTGGCTAAAGAATTTGAAGATGTTTCTCGTGTTGATAAATTGCTTGGCACAAAAGCTGGATACAAAGATCGTCAAGTAGCACTTGATGATGTATACAACCACATTGTGCTTGATGGCTCATTAGAAGAAATGAGAACCGTCACATCATTGTTAAAGAAAACAGAACAAGGTCAACAGGCTTACAAAGAATTACAAGGTTATACCTTGCAACGAATGAAAGATTTGTTGTTAAAACAAGGCGATGAGACAGACAATATTCGCTTGAATAACTTCAACAATTTTGTGACTCAACTTGATCGAGAAGACAAACTTGCTTACATGTTTGGCAAAACTGGTCGAGATACATTGCTTGATTTAAAGAAAGCAATTAGCGATGTAATGGTAAAAGAGCCAGGCGCGGTGAACTACCCCAACACCGCTGGCGCTGTTTTGCGTGGTCTTGAAGCATTACAAAAATTGCCATTCAAAATACCTGGCACACAAACGGCTGCAGAATTTGCTCGTGAAAGACAATACAAAAAACAACTTGCAGAAACTCTGAAGCAACCAAACCAATTAGCGCCAAAACAACAAGGTCAAAATTCATTGGCCAACAATCCAGTTAAGATTGATTTAAAAGGGATGGCAAAATAATGGACATCCAAATTTTATTTAACATTGCAATCAGTATTGCTGGATTTCTTGGCGGCTGGGTACTGAATAACATTTACCGTTCACTTGAACGCTTAGATGCTGATGTGCGGGCGATGCCTTTGAACTATGTCACACGCGATGATTACCGTGCTGATATGCGTGACATCAAAGAAATGCTTGGTAAGATTTTTGACAAACTAGACAGCAAGGTTGATAAATGAATGCGTTGGTTGCTATTTCCTCTGCTGTTATTGCTGCCAGGGGCTATAGCCAAGCCGCCATGCATCGTCTCCGACTTCTATGGTCTAAGCTGGATAGGAAACCCAAGTGAGCGCCACCAGCGGCTCTCGCAGTGGCTAACCACTAACGGCGAGAACTGCACACCAGAGCAACTGGTGACAATCTGGAACAACCTTGCATTATGGGCAGGGACTGCGGATAGCTCGGAACTAAGGGTAAAAATCTTGTATTACTATGAATTAGCGATGCAAAGAAAATGATCACCTTTGACAAATGGTATCCAATGGTTCGCCCCACGCACACCGCCACTCAGTTGGCGTTTGATAAGGCTGTCGAAAAGGTTCAAGAAGAACACCATTACGCAATCTTGGCCAACAAACTAGAACAAAAAACGGCTGAGATGGAAGTTGAGTTGTACAACAAGCGTGGACGGCAAAACACGATTGAGTTAGGATCGTTTGAAGACCGCAGGCGATTTCAGATATTTGTATAGGAACACAAAATGATTGGACTAGACGCGCTTTTAAATGTGGGCAATAAGCTGATTGACAAGCTAATCCCTGACCCAGAAGCCAAAGCAAAGGCGCAGTTAGAACTTCAGAAGATGGCGCAAGAAGGCGAGTTGGCAAAAATGGCCAACGAAACCAAGCTGTTTGAAGTTGAGCAAGAGAACGTCACACGCCGCGTTGAGGCTGACATGGCTAGTGACTCTTGGTTGTCCAAAAATATACGCCCTATGACGCTTATATTCCTTTTAACAGCGTATTCTGGCTTTGCCATTGCATCTATCTTTGAATACGAAACCCGTGGTGCTTATGTTGAGTTGTTAGGTCAGTGGGGTATGCTTGTTATGTCGTTTTATTTTGGTGGTCGCACCATGGAGAAAATTGCTGATCGGGTGAGAAAATGAAAGAGAACTTTCAATCTTGCTTGAAATCTGTTTTGCACCACGAGGGTGGCTATGTTAACCACCCAAGCGACCCTGGCGGCATGACCAATCTTGGCGTGACCAAACGAGTCTGGGAAGAGTGGGTAGGCCATGAGGTTGATGAAAAGACCATGCGTGGCCTGACACCAGAGATTGTTGGCGCTATGTACAAAGTTAAGTATTGGGACAAGATCAAGGGCGATGATCTGCCTTCTGGTGTTGATTATTGTGTGTTTGACGCTGCCATCAATTCTGGAACAAGTAGGGCTGCCAAGTGGTTACAAGCGGCGGTAGGTGTTGAGCCTGACGGTAGCATTGGCCCTAAGACCTTAGAAGCCGTGGCCAAGATGGATGCCAATGAATTGGTCAGCGTTTATAACGACAGGCGCTTGTCTTTTTTGCACGATCTACCAACTTGGAACACATTTGGCAAGGGATGGGCAAGAAGGGTTGCGGAAGTTAAAGCTACTGGTTTAGACATGGCTTAAATTAAATTGTCATAAATCTCGTTTAAGGTGTTGAAATGGCTAACATTCCTACACCGCAAGAAGCCGAATACTTTGCACAAAGTGTTAAAAAATGGCAACAAGCGCTAAGTCTTGGAGACTGGCGCATTGAGAAAGGCATTAAGCCTGCAAAGAATGCCATGGCCTCTGTTGAGTTTAATGATACGGCAAGACTTGCAACGTATCGTTTGGGTGACTTTGGTTCTGAAAAGATCACCCCAGAATCTTTAGATCAGACTGCATTACATGAGTTGCTTCATGTATTCCTGCACGATCTTATGACTGTTGCTCAAGACCCTAAATCATCTCAAGATGAAATAGAAATGCAAGAGCATAGAGTTATCAATCTTTTAGAAAAATTACTCTCTAAGGATTCTTATGGGTTCTCATAACGAAACGTGTTCAGATACAGAGTTCATCAAATTGTGGGGACAACTTGAATCTGCCGCAAAAGTGTCAGAACATCTTGGTGTTGCCATTAGAGCTGTTTATTTGCGTAGAAGATGGATTGAAGATCATTACAAAATTAAACTAGGCGCAGCAGATCATCGTGGTCTAGCATACGATGCCAAGAAACCTAAATCATTCTCTCCCTTAAAACAAATAGACCTTGGCATCCTAGATGGTACTGTTATTGTTTTCTCTGATGCCCACTTCATACCCAACCAACGATCAACAGCGTTTAAAGGGCTTTTATGGGCTATCCAAGAGCTTAAACCAAAGGCGGTAATATGTAATGGTGATGCTTTTGATGGAGCGTCTATATCAAGGCATGATGTCACTGATCTACCACAGGCTTCTGTTATCCAAGAGTTAAAGGCTTGTCAGGCAATGCTTGGTGAAATTGAGGAAGTAGCTAAAGCTGAGAGACACAATGTAAAGTTGATATTTACATTTGGCAATCACGATGTAAGGTTTGCAAACAGATTAGCTCAACACGCACCACAATTTAAAGATGTGCAAGGTTTTAAGTTGACAGACCACATTCCTGATTGGGAGTTCTGTTGGTCAGTATGGGCGACTCCTGAGTGTGTCATTAAACACAGATACAAGGGCGGTATTCACGCAACGCATAACAATACTATTAACGCTGGTGTATCAATCATAACTGGACACTTGCATAGCCTTAAAGTTACGCCATTTAGCGACTACAACGGCTGCAGGTATGGTGTGGATACAGGAACACTTGCTGAGACTGATGGCCCACAATTCACTTATGCTGAATTAAACCCAAGTAATCACAGATCAGGTTTTGCCGTGTTAAACTTCTTCAACGGTCGTCTTTTATGGCCTGAACTCGTCCATAAATTTGATGAAAACCAAATTGAGTTTAGGGGCGAAGTGATTGATGTGAGTTTGTTTTGAGTGGGCCTTTAATTATTATCACGGGGTTGATCTACGCATATATTGCGGCAGAACAATTGTTCAAAGGCAACCCGTATATGGCAGTGGTATATATCGGATACGCAATAGGAAATGTGGGGCTTTACTTGATGGCCAAGTAAGCCCCTTTTATTATTCTTCGTCAGAAGTTACAGGAATCATTTCTTCTTCTTCTGTTTCTTCATCTTCAAGATCAAGTAACTCAACTGCTTCATATTCAACTGCCCAGCCGTGTTCTTCTTGAAAATCAATAAAAGATTTGATGATTTCAATTTTGTCAAAATCCCACGTTTCGATTGTAATTTTCTCATGTTCCATGTAACCAATAGCCATTTCAAATTTCATGATGAACTCCTTTAGCAACCGATTGTTGCAAAGAAATACTAGGCTCTTTTTGTGACAAACAAAAGGCTTTCCATTCCCTTTCATTTCGGCCTGAATTTGATTTGACAGTGTTACCAGTTAGTTCTATTAAACCGATCACTTTCATTTCGTTTAACCGTCTGGCGACTTGGTTGCCATCAAGATTTGTCAAAGCGGCAATGCCATCTTTTCCCAAAGCACCATGCTTTTGTAAACAACTTAAAATAACTTGGTGATGTTGGGAAGCAACGTCTTTAATAGATTCTGCTGCCTCAAACGATGTAAGAGGATCATTCGCCCTGACTCTTGGGAAATCGGGCATGGCGAAAATTTGTCTAAATGCTTCTCTATAGTCCATGATTACTCCTAAATGGTGGGGGTACTTACTGCTTGTCCGCAAGCCAAAAAGCACTTTGCACAGCTTTCCCCCCGTTGTTTAAAATGGGATTTCGGTGTCATCGTCTTTCGATGAACCTTTATATGCCTCTTTAGGTTTTGGCGTTGATAAATATGCCCAACCGTTCCAACCACCATCAAGAAGTGGGACGCTATCAAGTTTAAGCATTGGCCCGTTCTTTGTCTCAATGACTGATCCAATGGTTTGATAGCGGGATTTTTCTTGACCCTCTTTGTTTTTGTATTTACCAGAAACAATGGTAATTTCGTATAGTTTAGACATTCTTGACTTTCATAAGTTTGTTAATTTTGTCGTCCATTTCTTCAATGAATTGAACGATTTCAGCTTCCATTAGTTTGATGTAAGTGTCGTCCCTTGGGACTCGCTTAATAAACAATTGAAGTTTCTCTGGTAGACGGTTGTCAAAAGACACAAAGTCACACCATTTCCGACCCGTAGATGCAAGTTGAAATTGCATTTGGGTATAGTATTTTGTTGGCACAGTTTCAGACAAAAGTGTGTCAATGTGCGTGGCCGTGTTAGGGCATTTGATTTCTATTAGCCCATTGTCCCCAACAAGCCCATCAGGTGATGCACCAGCCATTAAAATTTGCGGGTGAGGTATAAACCCCACTTCATCAACTAAAACGTCTTTAAGGGCTTCATAAGCGGCTCTGGCCAAAGGCTCTGTTTCTGTGCCATGTTGCATAGCAGCGTTAGTAAAACTTTCAGCCTTTTGGTTAGTCAGGCGTTCACAAATAAGTTGAGCCATGTAATTGTCTCGACTCGATGAGTACCCTGTCTTTGTCTTGGCAATGATGTCGGCCACACGGGATGCGGTGACTTTGCCAATCCGTGCTGCAAACCATTCGTCTGTGCCTTGCTCAATCATTATTTCTCTCCTTTATGTCATAAAACCAATCATCACCCGCAGACCACTTGCGTGTTCCGTCTACACTCCACATAGACCGTGCGGCCTGAAAGTCAGGAAACTTTGTCTCAGCAGGGATAAGACTTTGGTCATACCACAGGCATCTATTGTTTGGCTGGCAAGCAAACTGGCCATTGTCCAAAGCAATCCAGTTAAAAGACTTGTGTTCCTCGGCCTGCTCAGTAAACCCTGTGTCTATATCCATGCCATCAGCACAAAAATCCACAGTAAACAAATAGCGCCCAAAGTGCCATTGTTTATCTTTTCCTAAGAACTTCACCCCAAGGTTACGCAAGCCAATCTTTTCAATGATGGTGAAGCGATAGCCCATGCAATCCCAAAGCTGAAGCGTATCAACTGGCAGATCGCCATGTTCTATCTGCCAAACATAAGCATGAATAGGCAACTTGTCGTACAGAGCGCCATAGGCTGGCAGTAATGATTCAATGCGAAACACTTGGCCACGCAATGCTTTTAGACTTACCCAGACCGCAGGCTCGAATTCGCCATGACCCTTTTGAAAGTTGTAAAGGAATTCTTTACGAACAAAACATTTAAGGGGCGGCAGTGATGCAACGATGTAACTCATGTCAACTTAGCCTTGGCTTCGTCTTTGGCTGCAATGACTTTCATTTGCCAGGCTTTATCACCATCACAAGCGGCATAGGCTATTTTGTAGGCCAGCTTTAATTCATCTTGTGTAGTTGCGTTGTGGATGGCCAAGAACAGGTCTGTCATTGTGTTTGGATCAATGTTTGACTCAGGTTCAGCGCCATCAGGCAAATCATCACCAGCGTAGATGTATAAACCGAGGCCATGCAAGCTGAGTGCTTTGGTCATGCAACGCATGATTGATGTGTTAACTTGGAAAGCATCAGGGTTTTGGATGGCTTTGTTGCGGTGATCCATCACGGGTAGCTGGCATGTCATTGGCTTATCAAACATGGTGACTGTTACCCAGACCATTGCTGTGCCATTGATGTCCATGTAGCATTTGTCGTTAAACATTTCTACTTTGAATGTGGCTTTTGGATCTGCTTTAAGTGCTTCAGCCCATGCCCAAGCCCATGACAGATAAGTCAAATTGGCTTTTTTCTCTGTGTGGTCGTTGACGTTAAGCGTCAAAAGATGTGCAACTGTCATGATTCGTCTTTCAAATAAGTTGTGAGGCGTTTGATTCGGTCTGAGTGGTAGTCAGCCATGCGTTTTGCGTATTCTTGGGAAGTGAGAGCATCCAAGAGTTTGCGTTGTGCTTCTGCTAATTCTTTGGCAGCCAGTTCTTTGGCTGATGGCAGTCTGAAATAATCTTTGATTTGGTTAATCATTTTCAGCCCCTGTAAGCCAACAAAACACCCCAACCACCAAAGATGATGATGGCCAATGTCCACTCAACAAGAGTTTGAATAATTTTGTGTTTCATACGGACTCCAAAGCGTAGTTCAGTTTGGCTTCGTCCATCAAACGCTTGTATTCGTCTTGTGGGATGTCATAAGTAATGTCTTTACCTTGGCCATCAAACACAAAGACATCAAAGACTTCAGCGTAATTGGGTGCGTATGGGTAGTTGGTTTCTTCAGGCAAGTAGTCATAACCAACGGTCACGACTTCTACTGTTTCACCATTGTCGTAAGACACGACATTTTCAAATTGGTATTGCAAATTGTGTTTCATAAGTTTCCTAAAAAGACCCCGAGAAGTTCAGGGCATGACGCTAGTGTACATCAAGCTAAACACATAACAATACTTTTTAATAGTGATAAACCCTAATGTTGTATTTGTGCAACTTTTATTAAGTAAATGTTGCTATACTTAAAAAATGGACAAACAAAAAGCTATCACATTGGCTGGCTCACAAAGTGAGCTTGCTAGAATTTTGGGCATCTCTAGGGCAGCGGTAAATAACTGGAAAACCATTCCAACTGGCCGGCTTTATCAACTAATGGTGTTGCGTCCCGATTGGTTTTCAAAGTAAAATTGTTTGAAACACGGCTAGGTTGGGATTGATCCCCCAACTGAAAAGAGAATAGACCCCTCCTGCCGCAGTTTCTTTTAGGGTCTTTTGGGTCTAGAAAAATGCACTATTACCAATTCAATATTGGTGACTATCAAAGTCACACATCACACCTTGATCCCCTTGAGGATTTGGCATATCGCAGAATGCTAGATTGGTGTTATTTACACGAAAAACCTTTACCAAAATCACCAGCAGACATAGGTCGCTTAATTCGTTTGCGTGATGAAACTGTTGTTATTCGCAATGTGTTAAATGAGTTTTTTATTGAAGTTGAACTTGGATATTGGTCTGACAGAATCGGTAAAGAAATTGAACATTTCAGATCAAAAATTGAACAGGCGTCTAGGGCGGGTAAAGCATCCGCTGAACGCAGGTTAAACACCCGTTCAACGGACGTTCAACCAACCAATAACCAAGAACCAATAACCAATAACCATAAACCAATAGATATAGATGCTTACGCATCTTTGTCGGCAGATGCTCTGCCAACTTGTCCTCACCAAGAAATATTGATGCTTTACAAAAAGCATTTGCCGCATCTAACCCAGCCAAGGGTATGGGAAGGCTCACGCCAGACAAATCTAAGGCAACGCTGGAGACAGGCTGCTAAACCATCCAACTATTCGCCTAAAGGCTACAAAACTCTTGACGAGGGTTTGACCTGGTGGGATTCATTTTTTGGCTACATAGCAAATGATTCAACATTGGCACTAGGCTTTAAAACCAAGGATAGAACATGGCATCCTGATCTCGAATGGATTATCAACGCAACTAACTTTGCAAAAATCATAGATGGGAAATATTCAAAATGACATTCGCTAAACCTACTTCAAAACCAAAAGATGATGAAGAACACAACCCTTGGTGTTCAGTAGATGGATGCAAAAACATATGGGCTGTCCGAATTGATGGTGATAAACAGAAATGCTCTTACCATCAATGGATTAATGATCCACCAAAAAAGAAACGAAGTTTTGCTGACTTGCCCGTATTAAAAGTAAAAACTGTTGCTCAATGGTATGACGACAAAGAGGTTTTTTAATGTCATGGCTGATAAGCAAAGCCTTAATGAACTCGCTTTGTTCGCTGGAGCGGGAGGCGGCAT